ATAGCAGATAAATTTAATAAACTAGCTGCTGGTAAAATTAAAAGACTTATAATCAATATGCCACCAAGACATACCAAATCAGAGTTTGGTTCGTACTTACTCCCTGCTTGGATGGTGGGTAAAAATCCTAAACTAAAAATTATTCAATCAACTAATACAACTGAGTTATCAGTTAGGTTTGGTCGTAAAGCAAAACAACTTATGGATTCACCAGAATACAAAGAAGTATTTCAAACTAGATTAAAAGAAGATTCACAGGCTGCTGGTAAATGGGAAACACAACAAGGTGGTGAGTATTATGCAGCGGGTGTAGGATCGGCAATCACTGGACGGGGTGCGGATCTACTTATCATTGATGACCCACACACTGAACAAGACGCTATGAATGCACAAGCATTAGACAGAACATTTGAATGGTATACCTCAGGTCCTAGACAACGTTTACAACCTGGCGGATCAATCTTGTTGATTATGACAAGATGGAATGAAAAAGATTTAACAGGTAAATTAATTTCTGCACAAAAAGAAGTTAAAGCTGATCAGTGGGAAGTAATTGAGTTCCCTGCTATTATGCCCTCGGGTAAACCATGTTGGCCAGAGTATTGGAATATAAAAGATTTAGAAGGTGTGAAAGCATCTATACCGGGTTCTAAATGGAATGCTCAGTATATGCAAAAGCCTACTTCAGAAGAAGGAGCTTTAATAAAAAGAGAATGGTGGCAAGATTGGGAACACGAAGAGATGCCAGTCCTAGAGCACGTTATACAATCTTACGACACAGCTTTTATGAAAAAACAAACAGCAGACTTTAGTGCGATAACGACATGGGGAGTATTTCGTCCTTCTGAAGATGAACCAGCTAATTTAATTTTGTTAGATGCGTTTAAAGAACGAGTCGAATTTCCTGAGTTGCGTAGGATCGCGCTTGAACAATACGGCTACTGGAATCCAGAAACTGTTATAATCGAGAGTAAGGCATCTGGACTACCTTTAACTTATGAGTTGCGTAAGATGGGTATTCCTGTTATAAATTTTACACCTAGTAAAGGCAATGATAAGCACACTAGGGTTAACTCGGTATCACCTCTGTTTGAGAGTGGCCGAATATGGGCGCCCAAAGAAATGGAGTTCGCACAAGAAGTTATTGAAGAATGTGCAGCTTTCCCATATGGCGATCATGATGACTTGGTCGATAGTATGACCCAAGCTGTCATGAAATTTAGACAAGGTGGTTTAGTAGAACACCCTGAAGATTATAAGGATGAACTACTGCCAAAACGACAAAAGGTGTACTATTAATGGAATTTGAAACATACGCAGATGTAATAGATTCTTACAACTCTGGTGTAGGAGTTGAGGGCGGAGAATCCTTGACTGATTACATAAAAAGGAATAATATAAAAATCAAAGAAATCGACATGGATCCCATGGGCGATCTCGAAAATATTTTAAAAGGAAGTAGACCTATGGAAGAAGAAGGTATCGCACAATTAGCATCAGCAAGAAAAATTGATCCAAGTGTTACGATGGAAATGATCGTAGAAGAATTTATCAAAAGAAAAAGACGAAGACCTAAAAGTATTGATGAACTAAAAGAATTTTATTTTGAAATGCAATCTGGCGGAAGAGAAATGGCTGGAGAAATGAAGATGGCATCAGGATACAGCCCTGGTAGTTATTCTGATGACGAAATTGAAATGTACAAACAGTATCAGTACGAAATGAACGAACAAAGACCTGGAATGCCTATTATGGAAATAGATGATTTCATAAGAATGGAACTTGGTCAAGCCAGAGCAGGTGTTCGAGCTGGAGGATTACCCGGTATCTTAGGAGTTTAATTTGAAACTCCATCATTATAACGAAGCCTACGCATGGATGGTCAGGCGAGCAAAGTTCGCTGACGGCACACCTAAACCTTTACCAAAACCTGAACGAAGTTTTGCTGACAAACTTAAAACTTTAAAATCAGTTTCACAAGGCATAAGCCCTGAATCCAGAATCCGGTTGCTAGATTATTTTATCCAAGAAGCTTTGACCAAGGGTCAATTAAACGAGGAACAGGCATCAGGAATCTATGACAAGTTAAGAGAAGACAAAGATAAAATTAGAGATCAAATTGAGGCTTTTGAAAGAGAGAATTTTGTAGAAGGAGGATTACTTAAAACAGGACCTAATACAGGTAAGTATGTTTTAAGAAGTAAAATAGATGGAGAAAGAGCTAGAAGATTTTTTGATACTAAAGAAGAATTTGATGAAGCTGTAAAAATATCTAAAGCAAATAAAGGTGGTGGCGCAAGAGATCAAAGCAAAAGAATAAGTAAACCCACTAACTCTGAAATAGAAATATCTGAAAAAGTATATGGAGATAAATATAATAAAAAAGGCGAAGAACTTTGGAAATCTTTAACGGTAAAAGAAAGAGGAGGTATCCGACAAGGGACCACCACTGGCGGAAAAAAAGGTCCCACAGAAGGTCTCGCAGTTAATCAAGAAGGTAAACCAAACTATGTTGTAAAGAGAGAAAAAGCTTTAAAAAGAAATGCTCCGTTTTTTCAAAAAGGAACAAAAAATTTTCAGTTTCACCACATTATGAATATTGGTGGTGAAATTCCTTTAGATACAAATGATATTGGAATTATTTCTGAAAAGATGAATAGAACTCTTGCTCCTTATAATAGAAAATTAAATAACATAGCAGATAATATTTCTGATTTAATTAATGCTCAATCTGATGGTTACTTAAAAAAAATAGAAACTTTAAATAATCAAGCAGAGGGAATTGTTAAAAATGCAACTAAACAATTACCTAACGAATATAAAAACTTAATTGGTTTTAATAAAGTAGTTCCAGTATTTGATGAAAATGCAACGGTTATAGATTTTACAGCTAAAAAAGTTGGAGGCAGTAATCAAAAACAACCTGGAATAAAATTAGAAAATTTAACAAATAAACAAGCAAGTGCATTAAGAAAACAAATTAAAGCAGATGCATTAAAATTTGAGAAAGCTGGATTAAAAGATAAAATACTTTCAGGAGCAGGTAAAGTTTTAAAAACAGCGGGTAAAGTTATTAAACCTGTAGGATATGCTGTAGGCACTAAAGCTTTGTTTGATGCAAGAGCCTTGGCTAAAGAACAAGGAATAGAGTTATCTAAAACAGACCAATTAATGGCCTTAGATTCTGGAGATCCAAATGTAGCAATTAATAACTATATGAGAAGAAATGACCCTGAATTCGCTGCACAAGAGAGAGCAAAAGATTTAGGACAGATGACAGATGATTTTGAAGAAGTAGGACAATCAACATTCGGGAAATACAATGACCAAATCAAAAACATCAAATTACCCTAAGACCTGGCTCCTGCCGCCTAAATCAGGACCTGATCCACAAGGGTTGAATTTAAACTATAATACTGTTAAAACAGTTAAATTGGAGAAAACAAATGGCAGACAAAATAGACAAAGCCCTAACACAAGGGCCAAGATCATCGATTAATATTCCGGGTGAAGAAAAAATTGAAGAAGCTATTGAACAAGAAGTAGTTGTTGAAGAAACTAAAAAAGGACCAGTAGAAATGGTCGAGGAAGAGGATGGGTCAGTTACAGTTGACTTCGATCCTAATGCCGCTTCACCAGAAGGTAGTGATGAACACTATGCAAACTTAGCAGAATTTTTACCCGATAATGTTTTAGGAGAACTAGGATCTGATCTAACTCAAAAATATATGGACTACAACATGTCCAGAAAAGATTGGGAAAAAACTTACACACAAGGTTTAGACTTATTAGGTTTTAAATACGATATGAGAACTGAACCATTTCAAGGGGCAAGTGGTGCAACTCACCCTGTTCTTGCAGAAGCTGTAACACAGTTTCAAGCTTTAGCTTACAAAGAATTATTACCAGCAGATGGACCCGTTAGAACACAATCTATTGGTGCACCTAGCGAAGAAAAAACAAGACAAGCTCAAAGAGTAAAAGATTATATGAACTATGAGCTCATGGAAAAAATGCATGACTATGAGCCCGACTTCGATTCAATGTTGTTCTATCTGCCATTAGCAGGTTCAACATTTAAGAAAGTTTATTTTGATGAACTTTCTGGTAAAGCAACATCGAAGTTTGTACCTGCGGATGATTTGATTGTTCCCTATTCGGCTACCTCATTAGACGATGCGGAAGCAATCATCCACCGGGTTAAAATTTCTAAAAACGAATTAAGAAAACAACAAGTTGCAGGTTTTTATTTAGATGTAGAATTAGGTACACCTGGTTATCAAGAAAACGAAGTTGAGAAAAAAGAACGAGAACTAGAAGGTCAAAGAAAATCTAAAGACGATGACATTTATACTTTGCTAGAGTGTCATGTTAATTTAGACCTTGAAGGTTTTGAAGATCAAGATCAAGAAACGGGTGAACAATCAGGAATAAAAATTCCTTACATTGTAACTGTTGAAGAAGCTACAAGACAAGTTTTAGCTATTAGAAGAAATTACGAAATTGGAGATCCAAAGAAAGAGAAGATCCAATACTTTGTCCACTTTAAGTTTTTACCGGGACTAGGATTTTACGGCTTTGGTCTCATCCATATGATTGGTGGTCTGTCTAGAACTGCAACTGCAGCTCTTCGTCAATTATTGGATGCGGGTACGCTCTCCAACCTACCCGCAGGATTTAAAATGCGTGGCATTAGAATTAGAGATGACGCGCAATCAATTCAACCTGGTGAGTTTAGAGATGTAGATGCACCGGGTGGTAACTTAAAAGATTCGTTTATGATGTTACCATTTAAAGAACCATCTCAAACATTATTACAATTAATGGGTGTTGTTGTATCAGCTGGTCAACGATTTGCATCGATTGCAGATATGCAAGTCGGTGATGGTAATCAACAAGCGGCTGTTGGAACAACTGTTGCTCTTCTGGAAAGAGGATCAAGAGTTATGTCCGCAATACACAAAAGAATTTACTCTTCTTTAAAACAAGAATTTAAAATGCTAGCAAGAGTATTCAAATTATATCTACCACCGGAATATCCATATGATGTAGTTGGGGGTCAAAGAATGATTAAACAACAAGACTTTGATGATCGAGTAGATATACTGCCAGTTGCGGACCCTAACATCTTTTCACAAACTCAGCGTATATCCCTCGCGCAAACAGAGTTGCAGCTGGCAACATCTAATCCGCAAATACATAATTTGTATCAAGCGTATAGAAATATGTATGAAGCCTTAGGTGTAAAAAATATTGATACGTTATTAGTTAAACCACAACCACCTGCTCCAATGGATCCTGCATTAGAAAATATTATGGCTTTAGCTGGTAAACCTTTTCAAGCTTTTCCTGGTCAAGACCATAGAGCACACATCACATCGCATTTAAACTTTATGGCAACTAATATTGCTAAAAATAATCCTATGATTACAGCTGCGATGGAAAAAAATATTATGGAGCACATAAGTTTGATGGCACAAGAGCAAATTGAATTAGAGTTTGCACAAGAAATTCCACAACTTGCTCAGATGCAACAGATGGCCCAACAAAATCCACAAGTTGCACAGCAGTTACAAGCCATGACACAAAGACTTGAAGCAAGAAAAGCTGTGTTGATTGCTGAAATGATGGAAGAATTTTTAAAAGAAGAGCGAGAAGTCACGTCAGGTTTTGGAAATGACCCTATCGCTAAGCTTAGAGCAAGAGAATTAGATCTTAGAGCTATGGATAACGAGCGTAAAAAGGTTGAAGGTCAGGAAAGAATCAATCTTGATCGTATGAAATCTATGATGAACCAACAAGACAAGCGAGATAAGTTGGATCAGAACGAACAATTAGCAAAACTAAGAGCTGATACATCAATCGAAAAGACAATTTTGAGCAAATCTATTCCAAATGTGGATAAAATGATGCCAAGTGTTGAAATTGAAAAATATGAAGGAGAAAATCGATGAGAAAAAAGTTCCCAGACCTAACAGGTGACGGAAAAGTTACACAAGCAGACATTCTTAAAGGTAGAGGAGTGTTTAAAAAAGGTGGAAGCAGTAAATTTATCCAAAAAGCGATAAAAAAACCTGGTTCACTAAGAAAATCTTTAGGAGTTAAAAAAGGTAAGACGATCCCTGCAGGAAAATTACGTGCAGCGGCTAAAAAATCAGGAAAGCTTGGACAAAGAGCGCGTCTTGCTATAACATTAAAGAAGTTAAGAAAAAAATAGGAGGATAAATGGCTGAAAAAGTTAATGTAGATAAAGCATTGGACATCAATAAAGATGGCTTCTCTAACGGAGGTATCGATATTGAAACTCCAGGTCAAAACCTGGTGAGAGATCCTAGA